TTCTGGTAAACCGTAGTGATCTGTACCTTTGTAAATGTTATTTAATTGATGAGTTGTACTATTTAAATCGTGTCCTATCAAAAACACTGATTTTGGTTGTTCTTTCTGACAAGCAATATAGCCAGATGTCGAACCACAAGCCCAACCTCTATCTTTACCATTCGGCATAATTTCTGTTAAACAGTGTGATTTATCATTTTCATAAACCCAACTGACAAAAGCACTTCTATGATTAATTTCTTTTTTAACTACTTCAGGTTCTTTATCTTTACCTTTTCTTAATACACCAACAATACCATTTAAACTACTGCCGTGAAATACAAACTCTTTAGCAAATTCTTTTTGTTCTTTATTTTGTTTAAGTACATCATACTTTTCAAATTCAATAATTTCTTGTTCACTTACATTACCAAACACAGTTGTTTCAAACATAGTTTTAGGAAGTTTTGTCCAACTTCTTAACCATACTTCGTTGTCTTGTGAATATCCTGATTGATATATTTCGTGTGATATACCGTGATCGACACCAACTAATACGTCTGGTTTAAAATCTCTATACAAAGCATTACAACCATATATCTTACCATATTGTCTTAGTTGTGTCAAGTCAAAATCTTTACGACTTTCACCATTACCAATACAAAATACAGTATCACTTGTCATTTTAATTACAATACCTCTCCTCTTCCATCGTTCTTCAGCAGTAGGAAATCTATTCATTTTTCAATATTATATTATCACATTCAGGACATTTAGTTCCTTCATTACCTATCATACCACAAGTTTCACAACTAATCACTGATAAACACTTCCTTCAAAATCATTTTACATTCAGTAGGATTAAATTTTACAAACGACCTAAACTTTTTAAGACGGTTGGATATATCTTTCCAAACAACTTTTTCTTTAATTTGTATATCCCAATTCTTACTAAACGCAAGAAAGTAATCCAATATGACGGCGGTCTGGTAACTAATCTTTTTTTGAATAAGTAATTGTAAGACTCGTGGATGTTGTCCCCCAAAAACGCAAAAACCATCATCAAAAGAAAAGCGCTTAGCATTAAAGTCATTAACAATAACATTACAATCATTTCGAAAAGAGTAACTAAGGGACTCTTTATTTTTTCTATAAGCCAAATAGGTCTCATTACCATCGTTCCTTAATAAGTTACCAACCCATTTCTTTTTATCATATAAGAAGTTGGCAACAAAGAAGTCAACAATTTCATCTTGTTTATACTTCTTTGATAATTTATGAAAAAAATATCTATCATTTCTTTTTGTAAAGGTATCTAATTTACAATTTACTTTGCCATCATATTTAAAGAAATCATACTTATCACTTGTGAAGTGAAGTTTGATTGCCAAGTAAATTTTAAATACGTCAAACCCTCCATACATAATTATAAAGGCAGTTTACCTGACTTAGGAAACTTTACCATATTTTTCTCTTGTGCTTCTATTTTGATTTTTTCTTTCAATGATTTATTAATCATTGGTCCCACGGTACTTGTATCAATGTCATTGTTATCACAATACCAAACTACAGCATCCATATAAGATATACGTTTTTCTCTAACGATATTCTCTATTTTTAAACTAAATTCTTTACTATTCATTAATATAATATATCACAACTTTATCGTTTTGTAAAGGGTGGTTACTACCACTAGCGTTCACCACCCTTGGTGGTGAGTTTCTGTTGCCACGTACTCACCTAACGCCGGTGCCTAATTAGGCAGCCATAGCATAACTTTCGTTAGCATTTATAAGTTTGACATTACGTTGTCAGCGATCTAACTCCAACTAGTTTTTATCAACGGTCGAACCTATATCACCCCCTCAAAGCACCATTAGGTGTTTTAAGTGAATGGTGGAGGTGGGCGGTATCGCACCGCCGTCCCTATTGACTATTCTCTAGTCTTCAACGTTAAATTCTTCCAGTTCAAAAGTTCTATACATCATACACAATTCAGCATCGCCTGGTATACCGATCACAGCAACTGATTCTGTTTTATCAGTGTTTAAATAATATACTATAGCAAAAACTCTTTGACCTTCTTTTACAGCACCTGATTTACCCACACTTTTATTATGTGGTGTAAAATTATAATACATTAAATAAGAAATAACATCATTGTAATGACCACACATTACAGGCATCTCTCTTAAATATAATTTAAAATCACCTGCCACTAATTCTTCAGCTTGTGTGTTTTTAAAAGTAAATGTACAACTAGCTAAAAAAATTGTTAATGCTAATATTAGTTTTTTCATAGCCCTTCCTTGTTTGATAAAATGAAGGCGCCACTTTATTAATCTTTTTGCTTGATTTTATCTTTGTTCTGTTCTTCATAATATTTATAAAAGCCATCTATGGACTTCATTAAGTCATCCATATAATCTTTCTTTTCTTTTATATGAGCGGCAACAGAACCGTCTTCAGCAGCAATTAGCACGACAATTTGTTCAACTGGTGTTTTAAAAGTTTCTTCGTACATTGTAGCATAAGCAGTACACTGTAAAAAGTAACTTTCAATCCAACTTTCTTTTCTTTCTGAATTAGCAGATTTAAAATCAATTACTGACAACTTACCATTGTATTCAGCAACACAATCAACTTGACCAGCGATTGTTAGTTTAGGACTGTACATAATTGTTTCTAACAAATGTACATTGTTGATTTGATCTACGTAAGGTTTTAGAAGTTTAAATAATCCTAAAGGTAATACACCTCTTTCACTTGGTGTTTGACCTTTGATATATTCTTCGACAAGTCTATGAACAGCAGTACCTCGTCTGGCTGCTCTTCTCATTTCCCAATTGGCTACATCTTCACCAATCTTATCTCGCCATTCTTGTAATTCTTTTTTCTTTCGGATACCTAAAACCGAAGTTACAGACGGATATGCTTTACCGTCAATTTCATAAAATCTAAAACCATTAACATTTTTGCCTTTGGTTTTAGGTAGTCCTGATTTGTCTAAATCAATAAATTCAAATTTGTTTGCCATAATAACTATAATATATCACCTTTCCATAATAATGTCAAGTCTAAGTTGACCTATAATCCATCAAATGTTCATTAATAAGATCGGTAGAGTTTCTAACCTCTTCCCGCTTCTCCCTTCATTGTGGATCGTATGATTCGTACTTAGTTTTGCCGTTTTCATCTCTAAATGCTCTTAAAATCTGTTTTCTATTCTCACCATCAGCTTTATAAGAACAATGAATCCATCCGCTATTTGGCTCACCAATGTTGTGAAATTCTAAAATCATTTGGTCAAATTCTAAGTTGTTAGCAATCCACTTACATACTTCAGCATTACTCTCGCCAAAGATTTCAAAGTCAGCGGCTTCCCCTTTAGCGTGTTGTGAATTAACACTTGATCCTATTTTCACACATAATTCTGGACTTCTATATCCACTTGATATTGATACCACTTTACCATAATGATCTCTAACTTTTTGTAAAACATTTTCACAAAGAGCTTTTAAATTATTCATATGGTCTTCACTCGGATTATTATTAATTCCGTGACGTGTTGCTGTCTGACTGGCAGTCATTTCTTTTAATGAAAAATTATTGCTTAGTTTCATTTAATTTATCCTTTGCTATTAATTTATTCTTTTTAGCTTCTCTTAACTCGTACCAACTAGTAGAAGTTCTATCATTATTTCTTTTTAATTCTAGTTCATTAACTTCTTTTTTTAGTTCTTTATGTATCGCTTTAGCTTCCATATTACCCCCTTGTTAGTTTGAGTATCTTTTCTATTTGTGCCTTAATAATCGGACCTCTATTTGGCCAATGTATGTAAGGTTCATCACTTTTAGATAGATTGTATAAAAAAGGCAATACAATCTTTTCTAAATCTTTAAATCTTTGTAAAACGGTTTCATCTGTTAATTCTGCTGATTGTGTTTTGTTTTCAGCAGCAATTTGTAATACTTCATTCATCATTGATTTGATGTCTGAAACATCTGATTTAACTTTTGCTAGTTCTAAATTCGAATCTTCTAATACTTTAGGATCAATAGCAGGTTGTGTTTCTGTTTCTGGCTTTGATTGAATAGGTGTAAAACCCCAATCATCATCTAAATCAAAACCTCGCATATAATCAGGTATGTCTGCCATTACTTTCTCCTTGCTCTATGTTTTGCTAATACGTTTTCTGTTTGTGTTTGTTTAGTAGTTTTTTTATTATGCTCTTTTGCTAAAGCACTATTAGGATGCTTTTCAGCAATTTTAGATAGTGTTTCTTTCCAACCACTGTCTTTACTCATAGTTCTATTACTACCAATACCACTAACAATATTTATGGAATTGATGAGTTGTTTAATGTGAGGATTAGCTTTGAGATAATCCTCACGTTCATCCATTGTCATAAATTCAGTAAATATTTTACCGGTTTTAGTATTTTCAAAATCGTAAGTAGGCATTATTTAAAATACTTGTTTAATACCTCTAATTGATCGTGGTATTCAGCAATTATTTTTAATTCTTTTTCAATTGCTTCTATTATATCTGGATGTTCACCAACACCAGCAGCGTTTTTTAAATACACTTCTACATTCATAGCGTGCTTTTTAATATGACCTTTAGCGTGTTCTTCAATAGCACTTATCATATTTTCTCTATTATATGGTCCTGTAATACTCATTGATTAACTCCTTCTTTAAACCATTCAGGCATTTTAGCAGGTGATTTCCAAGTAGCAAATCTTTGTTTTTTCATTATATAATATTTACGATAACTTGCTACACTATCACCTGGTATTTTACATTCGTCTGGCATAGCAGGTGTGGCATCTGTGCCAGGTTTTGTTACGTCAGCATTTTTAGGTGGGTGACGTAAAACATCTTTTAATTTTTGAACACATAAATGGTCTTTTGTGTGACCATATCTTTTTTTGTATTCTTCATTAAGTGCCATCATATGTCTATATAACCACCAATAATTATACGCTGATTCCATAACCCATTTTGTACTTGGATGACCTAACCAGCCAGCTTTGTATATAGTATTTTCTTTTACTTCATCATCTAAACGCCATCTTTTAATCTTTCGACCATTGGCAGTTTTATCAAAATACAATTCGCCGTCTAAAACTCTATGAGCAGTTGATAACATTTGTGCTGATTCTAATATCATTTTCACCACGTGTTTATCCACTAACATTTCAGCAGCTTTTTCTGGATTTTTATCAACGTAAAATATATTCACATTTCCTCCTAATGTAAGTCTTTATTATATAAATCAGTTCTGCCATATTTGTGACACAACTCTTTCCACACACCGAACCAATAATTTTTTGCCCAATCACTTGTAGAATTTTTACAAGCCGTAACAGCATTATTAATTAATCGTTCAATTTTTTTCTTGTCACCCATTACTCTAATTAAATCATCATTTGTTATCATAATATATACTATATCACCTTTCTGACTAATTGTCAACCCTTATTTTTTCTCGTTCCAATCGTATATTTGATTAAGTTTTACCTTAATTTCGTCTTCATTTAGACCTTGTAAGTCACCTACACTAGCAACCATCTTTCTAAAATCACGTTCTTTTTTACGTAGTTTCTGATTCTGTCGTTTTGTACGTTCTAAATTCTTTTCTACTTTCTCTTTTTCATTGGTTTCATCTAATCTCTTTTTAAGTTTACGTTCTCTTAATGAGATATTAGCAGCAATCAACAATAACACAGCAAGAGGATCAAATACAAATATCAATATAATAATGACCAATCGCACTGCCTCATCAAAATGAGTTCTAGCATCTTCTTCGCCATAGATTAATTCAGCAATATACTTTAAAGGTCCTACATCTGCCTCTAATTTTAATTGGTCTTTTTGATAACTAAACTTTTCGTTTTCTAATTTAGCAATTTCTGTACTAGCATTTTTAATTGCTAGATTTAATTCTATTCTTTCTTCTTTTTGTTTTTCTCTTTCTTTTAGACCTCTTGTGACATATTCCATATCAATATATTTGTCTAAGGCAGCATCTAATTGATTTAGGGTATTTTGAGATCGGTCAATAATCTTTTGTTGTTGATTAATTTGATTATCTAATAAACCTATTTGTAACGTATTATTACTACCAGGTTGTACTTGGTCTAAATGTGCCTTTGATAAAAAACCAAAGATACCCATAGATGTAATGAATACTAAAATTATAATAGCACCAAAGAGATATGTTTTTAACAATCTAGGAACTAAACTATTTTTCCAGTTTTGATAAAGCCAACTGGCGGCAACAAGTTTACCTACTTCTAAAGCAGAACCCATAGCAATAATAGGCACTGTCGCACCAGCAAAGATAGCGGCTAAACCTATGATAGAATACCCAGCAGCAATTACAGATATGCTTATTGCTGATAAAAAAGTGATTAAAGTTAAAAACATTAAATTATTTATGGTTTGATTTTAGGAACAGGTGGCTTCTTTTTGAGTTCTATTTTTATTTCTTCATCAACTTTTTCCCAATCATTTGTTGACATTACTTCATCAACTTTTGTCATCATATTGATAACTCTTTTGTCATAATCTGCCGTTGTAGAAAAAGCATCTAAAGTTTTGATTAACTTTCTAGCATCTAATGGTTGATTATCTTTAAACATTTTAGTTCTTAATTCTCTAAATTTAGAATAAGCTTTATGATAGTTTAATAAGTTCATATATTCTTGTACACTATCACACTTTGTTTCAAAGGATCTAACTCTCCAAGGCGTATCTTCACTCATACC